AAGTGTGTTGCCCTTAACACGTAATGGTGAAGGTGAAGAATTAGTCTGCACGTTGTATGAAAGTACAAGAAGTTCATAAGAGAACTGCTTAATTTTAGCAAATTTAAGTGAACATATTGGCAATGGTATGGTCTGTGGTCATGGGTAGTATGTACGGACTATTAAACGTTCTCCAACAAATTCCATCGGCAATTATCGAAATTGATACAAGATTAGTAGAGATGTCTAAGGTAATGTCTTCAGATACAGATTTTGGTGCATTGATGAAAGAAACTGCTCAATCCGCTAATACTTATGGAAGAACAATTACTGAGGCACAAAATTCTTTGGTTGAATTTGGAAAACAAGGATTTGAAGCGGCTCAGTCAATTGAGATGGCAAATACGGCACTTTTAGGGGCTAACGTGACAGGGCTAAAAACTGGTGAAATGGCTGGTTATCTAACGGCAATTATGGCACAGTTTAATATTGTTGCCGAAGATTCTGTTTCTGTGGTTAATCGCATAAACGAGGTTGATAACAATTTCGCAGTCACAAGTATTGGGTTAGCGCAAAGTTTGTCGAAAGCTGGCGAATCAGCACAGCAATATGGAGCAACAATAGACAATTTAATTGGTTATACGACAGCAATCCAAATGGCCACAAAAGAGAGTGGAAATGTCATCGGCAATAGTCTAAAAACAACTATCTCGCGCACATTTTCTGATGACTCAGAAAAAATTCTTAATAGTGTTGGAATTTCAATACGTGATATTTCAGGTGAGGTACGCAAAGTAGACCAGATTTGGTCTGATCTTGCAGTTAAGTATCGAACTTTGTCGAATGAACAACGTCAACAAATCGGACTTACAATTGGCTCAAGATACCATTTAACACGGTTTTTGGCTCTTATGGATAACTGGGATGTAGCCACAAAAGCCACAACAACATCGCAACAAAGTCTCTTCTCTGCTTTAGAGGAGAACAGAAAGCATTTAGCCAGTTTAGAAAGTCAAATTAATAAAGTGAAGTCGGCAGGTCAAGAGCTTTCATATGTACTTGGAGAAAGCGGATTAAAATCTGTAATGTCGGGCGTACTTGGTCAGACAGCACAATTTATTAAAGGATTAACTGAGTTGTCAGAAATGGGTATAACAGGTAAAGTTGCTATAACTGCTTTAGTATTAACTATTAGTAGTTTATTGGTAAAAACTTTATCATTAATTCCAGCCCTTAAAAACGCTACTTTAGCAATGAAAGCTTTTACTATTGCAACCGCATCTAACCCTTTTATATTATTAGGAACAGCTCTTTTAGCAGTAATAGGTTCTATAGTAATGTACAATGGGAAACAAAAACAAGCTAGAGAAGAACAAGAAAAATTAACACAAACAGTAGAAGAATCAACAAGAGCATTTAATGAATTAATTGATTCTGTAAATAAAGTAGGTGTGCCAAGCCTTCAAGATGTAAATGACATAGAGGCACAAATAAAGAAATATAGTGAACTAATCTCTAAAATCAAAGAAGCAAACAATGCCAAAAAAAGTGAAAAACAATATACATATAATGAAAAAGGGGAATATGTTTTTGATGAGGCAGGGTTATTAGATTCAATATATGATCCATCTGAATTATCTGACGAGATGAAAGATTTAGCAACCAACTTAGGTATTAATATCCTTCAAATAAAAACATGGGCAGAGTTTATTGATGAAGCAAGAATAAGACAAGATAAGTTAAACGTTAGTTTGGGGAAAGCTCAAAAAAATTCAACTGAATACCAAGCAGAAGAAATAAAAAAAGCACAAACTCAGTTAGATTTGGCTAATAATACTTCGGCATTAGTTAATGAATATAAAGAACTATCTGCTATTACTGAAAAGAATGAACAACAAACAAAACGATTAGCAGAAGTCAAAAATATGCTTTTAGCTATGTTTCCTGAAGAATTTAATAATGGTAAAATTATTATTGAATCTATGGACAAAGAAGCAAAAAAAAGAGTTGAATTAGCGGAAGCAGCTTCAAGTGGTTCGAAAGAACAATTAATAGCAAATAGAAATGCTACTCAATCAGCATACGAGACTGCTGTAAAAAATATGGCATTATATCAAGGAGAAATTGATAAATTAAGAGACCTATGGGACGCTCGTACAAATAATACTACAATTCCAGATAGTGGTAATGTTGGTGGATTAGAGATATTAGAAACGTCAAGAATTGGTGGGAAAATAAGAGTATATGAAAGTGCAAAAAGTAGTGTAGACTCTTTAGCAAAATCAATTCAGGAAATGGATAATGTTTTAAATTGGAAACCTGCTCCTGTTACTGGTAGTAGTGACGATAAGAAAGACTCTGGTTCTAAGTCGTCAAATAAATCTCCACAAACCCAATCCCTAGAATCTCTAACCCAAGCAACCCTAGCACAAATCAAAGTTGAATCAGACCTACAAAAAGCAAAATCAGATGCAATACAAAAAGAATTAGATCAAGTAAAATCAGCTAAAAATTACCAACTAACACTTACTAAAACAAATGAATTAATTGCTTCTCAGGCCAAAGAACTAGAACTCCTTCAAAAATCTCGCGACAAAGTAAATCAACTTAAAGACTCTGCAATATCATCATCACAATTTGGTGATACGTCTAGATGGTTTGTCGGTGATTCTAATGAGGAATCAATCTCTTTTATTAGTGAAAAAAATAAACTTATTGAAGAATCAAATAGAGCGAACGCTAGTGAACAAACAGAAAAAGTTAAATCTATTGAAGAAATCATCAAATCAATGGATGAAGAATTTAAATCCATGCAAATACTTCGCAATGGTTGGGCGAATTACACAAAGTTAATCAAAGAGAATACTGAAGCGTCCAAAGAACTTGCAAAACAATCACGCGAATACACAATTTCTGCTCTAGAAGAACAATCCCAAGCCCTATCCTCCTCTGAAACCTCCACCCTAGAATCCTCCTTTAAAAACCTAAACATCGAACAATGGATAAAAGACAACATCACAGCAACATCAGAATGGTCAGATGTAACAGCTTCTCTCCAAGAAGAATTATCCAAATTAGGAAATCCAACAACATTTGAAGGTCAGAAAAAATATAATGAATATCTCCAATCCTCTGCAAAATTAGCATCTGAAGCATTAAAAGCACAAAAAGATTATCAAAAAGAAATAGATAAAGTAAAGCAAAATGCTCTTTTTGAATCCACTGATGCAAATCTCCAAGAAATCATGTCAAAAATCGACCAAGTAGATCAAGAACAGCAATTATCAAAAGGTGGAATATCCTCTGTTGTACCTAAAATTGATATGGAAATTGTGCCTCGCATTGACTATAAAAGTGTTCAAGATGCAATAGCAGAAATTCCAAAACCTAATGTTGATGAATATGAGTTTGAGCCACCTACAACATTTGTTACCTTTATCCACGACGAATTCACAAATGCCGTATTAAAAGCTAAAGATGATGTAGCTGATTTAACATTAAAAATCAATTCTCTAGGAGAGATAACTCCTGCTAACCAAACTGAAGTACTTGGTTATTATCAAAAAATTCAAGATGTATTAACTACTCTTTCTAAAACAGCATCAGAAGCAGAAGTAGGACTTAACATCAGTTTAAAGAATGGTGAAATATCTCAAGAAGATTTTGATGAAAGACTAAAAGCAATTCAAGTTGCAGATTTAGAAGTTCTTGCTGTTCCTAAATTTGAAATGACTGCTGATGCACAAGCAAGTCTTGATGCTGTAAAAGAAAAAATTGGTTCTATTGCAGTAAATACAGATACAGAAGAAGCAAATAAAAAGATTCAAGACTTAATAAAAGACAACGAAGTAAAAATTACAGCTATTTTTGAAGATACTGCTGCCTTACAAGCTAAAGCGGAATTGCAAATTGATACTTCTTCAATTCATACAATTTATGTTCAAACTGTAGAAGGAGAAAAACCAGAAGGTTTTGCTAAAGGAACTGATTCCTCACCAGGTGGCCTCGCAGTGGTAAGTTAAATTGCCGTCTATAGTGGTAACATTATAGATTATTAATGGGTGAATTCAGGGAAAGTCTAAGGTTTAACGTGTGTGTAAATTAATTAAATAAATTATCATTTAGCAGTTCTTGTTTACGGACTGTTTTAATTTTTTGTAAAAAGGAGGTGAAAAAATGATTTATAAATATACATTTGAAATGGTAAACGATTTTGTAAATGAAAATGGGAAAGGAACTACATTAGAATCTACTGTTTTCGAAGATTCAGATAAAAAATTGAATTTTAGATGCAGATGTGGAAATCCTTTTTCGACAACATTTTCTAAGTTTAAAAAGAGAAACAAAAGACAATGTAATGAATGTAGTAATAGAACTAGATATACCTTGGAAACAGCTAGACAAATATTTAGAGACAATAATTTAGAACCTTTGTTTAATGAATTTAAGAATGTAAAACAGAAATTAATAGGAAAAACCAAAGAAGGTTATATGGTTGTTACAAATATAGATACTCTTGTCAACAAAAAGTCTCTTCCAGATCCATTTTCAAAATTCAATCCATATACCATATATAATATAAATATAATAATTAAAATTATTGCACCAAGATATTCGTTATTGTCTACAAAATACAAAAATAGTCAAGAGAAATTAGAATGGAAATGTGGACAAAATCATGAATTTAAAATGAATTGGGCAGATTTTTATAGTGGAAGAAGATGTTCTAAATGTTCTGGTGTTTATAGTAAAACTAATGATGAATTTGTCAAAGAAGTTTATGATTTAGTAGAGGATAAATATACATTTTTAGAAGAATATAATGGAGTAGATAATAAAATAAATGTAATTCACCATAAATGTAATCATAAGTATAGTGTAACTCCATATTATTTTATCAATAGAGGGCAGAGATGCCCTAAATGCAATGAATCAAAAGGAGAAAAAGAAATTGATTATATATTAAATAAATTACAAATAATATATAAATATCAATTCAGATTTAAGGATTGTAGAGATAAACTTCCACTCCCCTTCGATTTTGCTGTATTAGATGACAATGGGAAAGTATTATTTTTAATAGAATATGATGGCATACAGCATTATGAAGCAATAGAATATTTTGGGGGAGAAAAAAGTCTGAAGGAAACACAAAAGAGGGATAAGATTAAAGATAATTATTGTTTGTCAAAAAACATCCCACTATTAAGAATTCCGTATTGGGAATTAAATAATATAGAAAATATCTTAAACACTTTTATAAACGAAGTGTTTTTATTATGTTCAAATCTTTAAAAAACACACACATTAAATTATGATAACCCTGAGCCAAGTCGTGAGAAATGACAAATAAAGTATCACGAACGGTGCAACGACTAAAAGGTGAGGATGTCATGCCAATAATCCTTTCAAGAGCGCCCATCGTCCTAATATATAATTAGGATGAAAATATAGTCTGAGCTATATGGAAACATATAGAAGTGTAGAATAAAGAGTCTACACGATAACAAAACTGAAGTGAAAAAGGCCGAGAATTAATAAAACTTCCAAATGGTTCAATATATCTATCAGGTGATGATGGAGCAGAATTAGTAAATCTTCCAGAAGGAACCCAAGTAACTCCTAATGATGAAACTGAAAGAATCCTTAAACTAAACAACGGTAAAATCCCTGCATATGCTGAAGGTACTGGTTCCCATATCACTGATGTTGATTTTCTCAATGATAGTTTAGATGAATTCTCCCAATCAATATCTGATATTTCTAAAGAAATAGCAAAAACAACAAAAATTGTTGCAAAAGACAATACTGCTGTAGAAAAATCAGATAAGAAAATTGCTGGATATGAAAAAACTTTATCAAAATATTTGAATGAAGATGGAACATATAAGGATAAATATGTTGGTTCAAGAAGTGCTGAGAGAGCAGTTTCTAGAACACAAAAAAATATTGATAAAGAAACAGCTAAAAATTCTGAATTAGTAACAAAAGCTGAATCAGATCAAGCAATTCTTGACTCTCAGAAAGCTTCAAAAACTGACTTCACTCAAAAACTTGTTGCGACACAAAAGGCATTAGCTAATTTAAATTCTGCACAATATATTGAACAGAAAATAAATCTTTATCAAGAAGCTATAACTGTTGCATCTGAAAATATTGATAAATTATATGAGTCCATTGCTAAATACAAAAATGATGATGGAACATATGAGGACAATGAAACAACCAGAGATGTTTTAGGAAAGATTAAATCTAACTTTGAAGCTCAGAAATCTGCTCAATTATCAATCAAACAATTAGTTAAAGAGAGGTTTGAAGCTGAATATGAAGGATTTGATAAAGCTCAGGCAAAAGCTGAAGCTCAAGTTTCATATTTGCAAAAAACATTAGAATATCAAAAACTAATTGGTGCAAGTATCGAAGATCAATTAGCAACTGAGCAAGCAATTCAAGAAGAAAATCAAACCAAAGTAGATTCGCTTCAAGCTGAAAAAGCACAATTAGAAAAAGAAAAAGCTGAAGCAGAAGCAAGTGTGAAAGCAGATTTAGCAAAAGTTGATCCAAATTATACCGATGCTGACTTGGCAAATGCATTAGCAAATTCTCAGGAATTTCAACAAGCATCTGATAAATTAGGTGAAGTTAATTCAGACCTTATTGATGCAAATATTGCTGTTAAGCAAACTGCTCAAGAAATTGCTAGAATTAAGTTTGATAATCTAGTGAAACCATTCAAAGATGCAATATCTGATTTACAAGTTTTGTTGCAATTACTTGATGAAACTGATTTTGCTGGAAGTATTGCAAATATTGAAGCACAAATTGCAAATAAGGCATCTGAAATAGAAATAATTAAAAATAAAATTGCTACTGAAATGGCAAGAACAGACATTCCTGCAGGGAAAAAAGCAGAGAACGTAGCAAAATATACAACAGAACTTGAAAATGCTGAACTTGCAATGAAGGGTTTAATAGATACTGAGAAGGGTTTCCAAAATAAAGCTCTTGCTCAAACTTTTAAAACTCAATATGAAGCGATTGAGAAAACTCTTTTTAATGGTAGTACAGAGCAAGAGGCACAAGATGCATTAAATCAAAGAATTGCTTTACAAGAAAAATATCTTTCAGGTGCTGAAAAAGACTTAGAAATAAGTAAAATTAGAGCACAAATTCAATCTGAAGGATTAACTTTAACTGCTGAACAAACTGCTTTATTAAATTCACAAGGAGATATTGAAAAATCTTCGATTGAACGATTGCAAAAACAACTTGACATTCAACAATTGCAATTAAAAGTAAAGAATCTAATGGATCAAAAGACAATTCAACAAATGACTCAAAACGCAGATGGTACATGGGTAACTAACAGTTTACAAAAAGTTATATTAATGTAATAACTTTTAAATACTGTAGCCCCGTATGTATAGAAATATGCATAGGACACAGTTTTAATTGCAAGTAATTCCTAAAGCTCTCATGCCACAACATAAGGATGAAATATGCTTAAGTGTGATGGAACGAAAGTAGAAAAAAGTTGAGAGATGGACTATGGTTAAATCCTAAAGTCTGTAACAATGGATGTTTGTGCAGCCAAGACTCGAATAGAGTAAGGTTCGACGGTCAGAGTGAGAACTCGTACCCTCAAGCGAGGGGAAACGGACTGCCCTTAACAGGTAATGCTGAAGGTGAAGACATGACCTGCGCTCATATGAAAATATGAGAAGTTTATAAGAGAACTGCTAGTGTATAGCGAACATTAGTGAACACGTATAAAAATTTAAGACATTAGTCTTAATAAGACATATAAAAAATATTAAAATAAGACATATAAAACAATATGTTTGATATCACATTGTTTTTATGCAATTAAGGAGAAACAACTATGATTAAAGGGTTTAGAGTTCAAATAATACCTAGTGAAGAACAAAGAAAAAAAATAATTGATTTTTGTCATGCTGCTAGATTTGCGTATAATTGGGGTCTTGAGATAGAAGAAGAGAATTATAAAAATGGTGGTAAGTTTATCTCTGGATTTTCTTTATGTGTTTTATTTACTGAATTTAAAAATAAAGAAGAAAATAAATGGTTGAAAGAGATATCAGGGAGAGCGACAAAAGTTGCAATTTTAAATGTTGCCACGGCATATGATAATTACTTTAGGAAGAGGGCAAATAAACCTAAATTTAAATCAAGAAAAAAAAGTAAGATGTCTTGTGCTACACATGAGAGAAGTATTAAATTCACTTCTGATAAAGTAAAATTAGAAAAACTAGGATGGGTTAAATTAGCACAAAAAAATCGTATCCCCTATGGTGATAATATTAGATACATTATTCCCAAAATAGAATATGATAAACTTAATTTTTGGGTTTCCGTGGGGGTTGAAATTATTGACAAACAAGATAATGACAAACCTAAAACAGATGTAATTGGAATTGATCTAGGAATTAAAACTTTAGCAACTTGTTCAAATGGAATCGTGAATAATAAACCTGATATAAAAAAAGAAACTAAGAAGCTAAAACGATTGCAAAGAAAAGCGAGTAAATTATATCAACCAATGTTAGAGGAATGTAAGCAAACGAAAACCAAGTTTGTCAAATTACAAAAATCTAAAAATTTACTTAAGCTTGAAAAGGAAATCTTGAAAATTTATCAACGTATATCTAATGTTCTTACTACAAATATACATACATTTACGACATCTTTAGTTAAATCAAATCCTGAAGCAATAGTTATTGAAGACTTAAATGTGGTTGGTATGATGAAAAATAAACATCTATCAAGAAGTATAAAAGAAGCAAAATTTTATGAAATCCGTAGACAATTAACTTATAAATGTAAATGGAATAATATAAAATTAATAATTGCTAATAGATGGTTTCCTTCAAGTAAATTATGTAGTGAATGTGGACATAAAAAAGATAAATTAAGTTTAAATGAAAGAACATATATTTGTACAGAATGTGGAAGCATTTTAGATAGAGATTTAAACGCCTCTATTAATTTAAAAAATCTAGCATATGCAACCTAACTGCTATGTTTAGAATGTACACACTCCGATGTGTGGAGTTTAAGCCCTTGGATACCTATATCAAACGTGAGTAGTAGAAATACGAAAATGGGGTAGATGAATTGGGAAGTATAAAAGTTAGGTATTAATATTTTTTATATGTCTTATTAAAGATTTTAATGTTTTATAATTTTTATACATCGGATTTTACTTATGTTGCTGACCAAGAAGCAATTGCATCAGCACAAGAAGAATTAGCAAATAGTCAAGTTGATTTGATTAATTGGGAACAAGACGAAATCAATGAAGCAGATCAAGAAAAACTTGATGAAAAGTCTAAGTATTTAGCAAGAGTTAAAACTATAATGGATAGAGCTCTAAATGGCGAGTATGAGAGTATGGAAGAATTTAATAGAGCTATGACCAACCTAAATAAAGAATATATGGGAGACATGAATTTAATAAATTCTACTGAATGGAATAATATTTTCACTTCTACTCAGAGTAATCTGGATAATATTGAATCTGCATATTCTACTTATGTAACTAATATGGAAGAGTTAGCAGTTAGAGCAAAACAAGCATTACAAGACATTATTGATGCTCAAGCTGCCGAGGCAAAAGCTAAAACAGATGCAGAAGAAGCAGCGTGGCAACCTGATGATTGGGATTCTAAAAATACGACTCAACAGGCGTTATGGTTAAATAACAACATGACAGACGAAGAAATAAAAAATGATCCAAATATGCTGAAATATGTTGTTAATACAGTAACTACTGTAGTAAATGCAGATGGAGTAATAACTCCACAAGAACAAGCGCAGATTGATGAGATTAATAGCAGACTAGGATTGTCTATCGGAAGTTATGCTGATGGTGGGGTTGTAGATTATACAGGTCTAGCGCAAGTTCATGGCCAGAAATCATCTTCAGAAGTTATGTTTAATGCAGGCCAAGCTAAAAAATTATATGAATTAGTAAAAGGTTTGCCTGAAGGACTAGATATTAGTAAGATAATGAACAATTCTATTTTAAAAGTTAGAAATATGGCAGATATATTTAAACCTGTTGATATCATGGCAAGTATTGGTGGAATATTGAAGCAGACTGCTCAAACAACACAGCAAATCTTTAATATTGATAGGTTAGAATTGCCTAATGTTAATAATCAAAACGGAATAGATGGGTTGATTCAGGGCCTCAACAGTTATGCGATTCAGTATTCAAAGAAGTAACGGACTATATAAAAAGAGCATGTTCAAGACATGCTCTTTTTATATATGTTCATATAAATTTAATATTTTAATAAAATATAGGAGGGGAAATGGGGTACTCTAAAGGTATAATTTGGACGTATGAGTCAATTTGCATTTTTATAAAAGAAAAATATAATTGTATAGTTGTAAAAGTAGATATTAAAAATGGTCGTAAATATGTAACATTTTATGATAATTTTGGTTATTATTATATTTCGGACATTCAATTATTAAAAACCAATATGAATACAAAATTTGTATACGCAAACAATCCTTATTCGGTACAGAATATAAAACTTTGGTGTAAATTAAATAATAAACCTTTTGAATTAATAAGCAATAAATTTGAAGGAACAGATAAAAAATTAAAATGGAAATGCTTAAAAGAAGGTTGTTTAGAAGAATTTAATATGAGTTGGAGTTGTATTATAAATCAAGAGTATAATTGTCCATTTTGTGCTGGAGTAAAAGTAGGATTATCAAACTGCCTAGCAACTAAAAACCCCAACATAGCTAAAGAATGGCATCCTACTAAGAATGGTGATTTAACTCCTTATGATGTAACTTGCGGAAGTCATAAAGAAGTTTGGTGGCAATGTTCTGTGGACAGTAAACACGAATGGAATATTTCTGTAAAACATAGAAATATAAATGGTTGCCCTTATTGTTCTGGATTTTATCCATCAGAGAATTATAATTTACTATTGAATAACCCAAAACTTTGCGAAGAGTGGGATTATGAAAAGAATATAAAATCACCAAAAGAATATACCCCAGGAAGTAATCAATATGCTTGGTGGATATGTAAGGAATGTGGAAATGAATGGGAAGCGACTATAGGGAATAGAAACGGAATTTGTAAATCAGGTTGTCCAGAGTGTAATAAATCTAAAGGTGAAAAGAAATGTAAGGAAGTTTTTATTGGTAAGGGGTTTATTGAAATAACTCAATATGATTATGATAAGTTGTTAGATAAAAATGACAATACTTATTATATTCCTCAAAAAACATTTGATGGCCTTGTTGGTATAAATAATGGTTTATTGTCGTACGATTTTTATCTTCCGCAGTACAATCTTTTGATTGAATATCAAGGTGAATTTCATGATGGAACTGCTCACCAACAAAGTAAAGAAGAACTTATAATACAAGTTGAACATGACAGACGTAAAAGGGAGTGTGCTTTAAAAAATAATATTAAGTTATTAGAAATATGGTATTGGGAAAAAGATAATATTGAAGAAATACTGAGAAGTGAATTAAAAAGGTTGGAATATATAGAAAATATTTAATACTTTACAGTATTCAAAGAAATAAAAGTACAATTTAGAAGGAATTTATGGTTTGTGTTTTAAAGAGTTAGAGGATTTATTTCTTCTAACTCTTTTTGATAAATAATATAAGGGAGGTTTGTCATGGCAAGAGGTCAAGGAAGAATTTCAGATAATGAATTGAATTCAGGCTTAATAAATGAACTAGATGCCAAAGCATTACAAAGTGGTTTAGATAATTTGGCAGGGACTGGACGAACAACAGAAACGGTTAAAGGTGTTAATGATGCCCTTACTCAACATCAGGAGGATGAAGTACAGTACCGAGCAGACAAAAAATATCTTGATTTAAGGGGGTGTCGGTTCATTGGCTAAAACATATACAGACCAAGTTTACTCCGGTACGCTGACTACAGGTTCAGTAACTGTCGCTACCATAGCAGCAAGTACAACATTTATTATGAAAGGTTTTGCGATCTCAAACGCAAATTCGGCAGACAAGAAAGCGGAATTGCTTATTGATGATAAACGAATAGTTCCATATTCCAAGGCAATCCCAACTGGCGATACCTTAATCCGTTCTGACCTTAACATTCCTATCGCCACAACCAAGACCATTAAGGTAAAGGGCGAGGTAGTCACAGATATGGATTATTACATTTGGGGAGTTAACGAGGTGACTAGCTAGTGGAAGGATTACTTAGTGAAAACTTATTGACTAAGGCGAGTGTTTTTGGCAGTGGTGGTAATAATATTAAAAGTATACAAAGAGGTGTGGTAACACTACCAGTCGGAACACTACTAACAAATGTGACAATATCAACAATTAAATCATCCGATTCGGTTGTAATTATATCAAGTAGAGCTAGTGGTAATGATGGTGCAAATGAATTGTGTATAAAAGCAAAAATAACATCATCAACTAATCTTGAGTTATCAAGATATGGCTCTACCGTAGATGCCGTAAGTATCTCATGGCAGGTTATTGAATTTACAAATATTAAATCTTTACAGAAAGGTGACTATACATTTGCTTCACAAGGTGAGGTTACTACTACGATTAGTCCAATAAACACATCTAAAAGTATTATTCTATTTTCGTTTAAAACCGCGTATAACGGTTCTGGTTCTGGTTATTGTGTAGGTAAGATACTTGATAGCACAACGATCGCCTTCTCGTGCTTAACAAGTCTTCAATCTCTAGATACTCACTGGCAAGTTGTAGAATTCAATTAGGAGGTAAATATGAGAGTAATTACATTAGACATAAACAAAACAGTTATTAGCGTAAAAAACGTAGGAGATAATTACGCTTTAGAAGTAAATGATATTGTTGCAGATACAGGTGAACTAGGCCAAATCATGCAACCTGACGGAACATTTATCACGCCTGAACCAATTCCAGTAATTCCACCACCAATACAACCGACAAATCAAGAAATAAAAGACAATTTAATGGTTATCATGAATGGTCTAACTGATATTTATATGGCAACTTTAGGATTATAGAAGGAGGGTTATTATGGCACAAGTATTTTACACGTTAATTAAAGCTGGAATGAAAACGATTGATGATGTTCCATTTGATCTAAAAGTAAAAGTACAAGCATTACTGGATAAGGATGATGTTTAGACTCTGGTTAATCAAACTATTATTGAGAGGAGGTGAAAACACAATGGTATTAGTATTTGTAACTTTAATCGTTTACGGTTCAAAGACTTTTGCAGATGTTCCCGTTAGTCTACAGCCAGCAGTAAGAGCAACATTGCTATCAATGGGATTAGATGAAAACGGAGTTCCAATCGTAACACCTTAAATTAATCTATAGGGCAATGGGTAGACCAGAGATGGTCTATTTTTATTGCCCTTCTATTACACATTTGACAATCAACTGTTCATTAAGCAAAAATAATATTTTATCAAAGAGAGTACAAAAATTGTACTCTCTTTTTCTAATGTAAAAGAGAAGCGAGGAGATTTATTGGATAATTATGGTATAATATATTCTGCAAGAAACTTAATAAATAATAAACGATATATAGGTCAAACTACTTGTTCATTAGAGAAAAGAAGAAGAGAGCACATCAATTCGATTGGTCAACAAAAATATATTTTTCAAAGAGCAATGAAAAAATACGGTGTGGAAAATTTCATATGGGAAGAACTTGACTATGCCGATTCTCCAGAAGAACTTGATTATAAAGAAACATATTGGATTGACCACTTTGGAACATATGGCAATAATGGGTATAATATGACTGTTGGTGGTCAAAAAATTCATAAACCATCAAAAGAAGAGCATATTGAGTATTTACGTACACAGCATGATGATAGAAATCTCTTAGTATTTGATAAACTTGGTAACTTTATTGAAGAATCTGATAATAGGTTTTTATTTTGTATAGAGAATAATATAACTACATCGGATGCTAATCAATCATTAACAAATAGGAGACCATCAGTTGGTGATTTTATTCTTATTTATAAGGATGATTTTACAAAAGAAAATCTAGATGATAGATTAAAAAGAGTTAGAAACACAAGAGAATTTGTAGTATTTGATGAAAATAATAAATACATAGGCACTTGGTCTAATCAGACTTATTGTAGCAGAGATACAAAAGCGCATAGGGGAAATATTAGCAGATGTTTAAGTGGAACTTTAAATAAAACTCACGGATATTATTTTTATTATTTAGATAATTGTCCAGAAGAATTAAAGCACCTGATTCCACAATCTGACTAAGTTGAAAGCAATAAATAATTATTTTACTAATTCATCCCAACTAATATCTAACAAAAGGACTGATAAAAACAATGTCAAATAAAAAAGAAATTTTAATGGAATCTATTGATATTTTAATTCAAGAGAGATTGAGTAAACTAAAGTTTTTACGTCTTTCAACTGGTGTAATAATAGCAGTTATTGATTCAGTAAATTATACTGTCTTAATAGATGATTCAGAAACAAATGCAAAAGCTACAAATGGTGTTACATATTTAGTAAATGATGTTGTAGAAATTATAACAGAAAATAATAGTTTGCAAAATAAAAGAATTCTTTGGAAAAGACCATAAAGGTGGTGAAATAATTGGCTCTCACAACTCCTTCGCTTAGTACAATTTTACCATTCTCCTCAACTCAATCACAAATATTTAAGTTTTTAGTTAACTCTGGAGATCAAGTTGTAAGAAATAATCTTGTAATTGAAAATAATAGCACTAATGTAGAAGTTTATAATCAATCAGTAGAATCTTTTCAGCTACAGCATATCCTACTTGCAAATACTTTAACTAACGGGATAGAGTATCGTGCAAAAATACGCACAGGAAATTTAGCAAATGAATGGTCTTTAAACTTTTCTGATTGGATTTATTTTTATGTATTATCATCCCCTACTATTCTCATTCCAACAATAGATATCAACAATAAAGTTTATAATTCAACAATAAATTTTACAGCAACATATAGTCAATTAGAAGGCGAACTCTTACAATCATATAAATTCCTATTATATAATTCAAATCAAAATTTACTTCAAACATATTCTGAGCAATTTTCTGACGGAACAACTCCACCAATTTCACAGGAAATAACAGGATTAGAAAATGAAGAATTATATTATTTAGAAGTAAAAGGAATTTCAATACATTCGCAACTTTCAACTTCTGGTTTAATTGCTTTTACTCCTTTTTTTATCACACCTAGATTAATTACAACACTTAATGTTGAAAATATTCCATCTCAAGGCGCAGTAAAACTATCTGTGCAATTAATACAGGAAATCGGTCAAATTGATTCGGGAACAGTTACATTTATAGATAATAATTGGATTAATTTAATTAATGGTCAAATTAGTTTTCAAGATGGATTTCAATTAGGATCGGATTTTATATTGAAATTATGGTGTAAAAATATTCCAGATGATGTTGTATTTTTGAAATTAATTTCTGAGTATGGGGGCATTGAATTTATTAGATTTGATAATAAAATATCTTCTAAAAAGATTTTGAACGGATGTAGTATATACTCTGTTTTTGCAAGTAATGAATTAATTGTAGAAGCTGATATAGAGTTTGTGATCTATGTAAGATCTATTAATAATGCTTTAGAAATAATTCAACATTTAATATAAGAAAGAAGAATCATATTATTGATGAAGATATTTAATATTAAACAAGCTGATGTATTTATTAAAAATGGTGCAAGTCCACTTTCTGTAGGGTTTGGTAATAGATTTAAAGTGTATATAGAATTTGAAGAAAATAAAATATTTATTGATTTAATGAAGAGATGGTTGAACAAAGAGTTTTAACCATCTCTTTTATGATTTAAGGAGGATATTTAACTATGTTATTAACAAAAGAAGTGGAAATAGGGTTAAATGGTTGGACTATTAAACATTATGAAAATTTAGGATATATAATCACCAGAGTTAAAGATAAATTAGGAAGATTATTAGTTCCAAAAGACACTAAACTTGTAGTAAAAGTGGAAGATTTAACAGATGGTTCTCACGCTTTAGTGGATGTTCAATGTGATAATTGTGATGAAGTCAAAAAAGGTATTGCATGGAAAGTATATAAAAAAAGTATTAAGGATAATGGTAAATATTATTGTAAAAAATGTGTAATGAAATTATATGGAAATGAAAATTATAGAAAATCAAGATTAAAAAATGGCAAATCATTTGAGAAATGGTGTTTGGAGAATAATAGACAAGATGTGTTAGATAGATGGGATTATGAGTTAAATTATTGTAATCCAAGTGATATAGGTTATACCTCTCTTGGAAGAGATAAAAAAGGATTTTGGTTTTTGTGTTCTAAAAAAATCCATCCTTCCGAATTAAGAAGTCTTACAGGTATATTAAAAGATGAATTAGAATGCAGAGCATGTAATTCAATTGCTTATTTCTTAATAAATAAACATGGAGAAAATGCATTAGAGTTGTATTGGGATTATGTATTGAATATTAATAAAAATGGAAATCAATTAGATCCTTGGAAAATACCACGGAGCAGTAAAACAAAGATATGGTTAAAATGTCAAGAAAAAGAATACCATGAAAGTTATAATAGTGCTTGTGGTTCTATTTATCATTATGGTTCTGGATGCTCATATTGTACACCAAAAAGTGGGAAAGTACATCATTTAGATAGTTTAGGGGCATTATATCCAGAGGTTTTAGCCTTATGGTCGAATAAAAACAAAAAGACACCCTACGAGTATACACATATGAGTATGCAGAAGGTTTGGTGGAAATGTCCTGATGATAAACATGAAGATTATTTAAGAACCATTGGTGAATCTAATATATGTAATTTTAGATGCCCGAATTGCTCAAGAGAAAGAAAAGAAAGCCTTCTTCAAGAACATGTAAGATTATATTTAAATGATTTAAATTATAATGTATTACATGAAGGGAGATGTACAATTGTTCCTAAAAATCCAAAAACAAGTTATTTATTGCCATTCGACAATGAAATAATTTTATCAAATGGCAGACATTTAATTATTGAAGTTATGGGTAGGCAACATTATGAAATTACAAAATATAATTTATGGACTGCAATAAAAAATAATACAACTCCAGAATATGAACTTCATTATCAAAAATTAAAAGACAGGTATAAACGTATCTTTGCTAAACAGCAAGGATATTTTTATTTAGAGATACCATATTGGATGGATGACAAAGAAGAAACATATAAAAAAGTTATAGATAACATGATTTCTTCTTCAATTACACAACAATTGGTTATTTAGGAATTGAGGTGAAAATAATAAATGTTAATTGGACTTAATTTTTTTCAAGGCGATTGTTTTCAAACAATTGTTGCTTTCCCATCATTTTATAGAGTGGAATTAAGTAATTCAGTTGTAGATGAAATATATATTGATGAAGATATCCAAATTACGGATTCGATAATAAAACCTGTGGCATGGGGATTTCAAACAATATTAGATGCCCCTTTTAGTGATGATTCGTTAGAAGGTGGGTCAATTTCATCAGGAAATGGTCTAGTAATAGATCATATTTTATTTCAAAAAAGAAAAGCAGATGAATTATATTGGTCGAATGTTTCTCAAATAACATATGATGGAACAAGTACATTTTATGAAGCAATAGATAAATATGTTGCTTGTGATTTTGATTATGAATATTCACTTTTACCTATGGTAAATGGTGTTCAAGGTAATCGTGTGACTAGTCCTACTGTGACAGCTTTGTTCGATGGGGTATTTCTCTCAGATAAGGATAACAACTATTCATTGATTTTTGATGTTGAATATGGAAGTCGCGAACATATTACTCAGAGCACAGAATTAATACCTTTAAATGCTCAATACCCAACTGTAGTTTTTGGCAATTCTGATTATGTTAAATTTGATATAAAAAGCACTTCTGTTTCAGATACAACTTATAATTCTGGAGGGAAAATTGATATTAAACAAGAGAAATTAACAAGGAACAAACTTCTTAGTTTCTTGAAGAATAAAAAACCTAAAATTTATAGGGATGGAAATGGTAATATATTTTTAGTATCATTACTTAGCAATCCTACCGAAGAACATCAAAGTGGAATAAATGGTATTGCGAAGGTTTCATTTGTTCTTGTAGAAATTGGAAATTATGAAGATAATGATACACTTATAAATGCAGGTTTATTAGAAGGATTAACGACAACTTAATTTAATAATTTTTTAAAAGAAATTGGGTGATAAACAATTAAATGGCAAATATAACACAAGCAGAATATAATGCTCATTTGCAATCTACTAGAATTTTAAATGTAAAGGTAGAATTACTTAATTCTTCAGA